CTAAAATTCGTAGATATTTCTACACCTCAGCAGTTATGGACTGTCGTTGATTCAATTTCAAAGGAAGCCTGGGAATCAGGAATGTTCTTCTTCATGCGCCGAGGGTTCAAGCCAGTATGGGATGTCCCTGAAAATGAAGCAGGTGGTGCATGGTCAAAGAAGATCGATGCAGAGTCGGCGTATAATACATTCATAGACATGATGGTTCATTGTGCTACAAATGAACTTATGATTCATCGGAAAGAAACCTTAGTTGGAGTCACGATCTCGCCCAAGGGTCCTTTCTCGATTATAAAGATTTGGAATAGCACAACCACGGTGTCTGATAATTCATACTTGAACCCTGAAATGAAATTCTTTAAGGTAGCCGATGATGTTACGTATACTCCACATAAAGCTCGTCCCAAGTAATAACAATGCACATCGTCATTGATGCCCCAGTCGTAGAAAAATTAGAAAACTATACAAGACAACTTATCAGTTTTTTGTATGGTTGGATTTCTACCGACGGTGAAGTGTTAGGATATATTCTGGGTGTTGTTCACTTCGTTGTGAGTATGACGATTATTGCGATGGTTTTGGTATCACATACAGTATACCCTGCGTTCTGGTTTCAAGTCGGTGTGTTTGTATGTTTGCTCATCATCTGGTTACAACACATTGTCCTGAAAGTGTGTATTTCCATCGTAGCAGAACAAACACTCACACGCAGCGAACCTCCGTTCTTTCAAATTATTCGTAGTATTCTGGGAATAAGTCCATCTGAATTCAGTACATATTTTGTGATTGCCGAGACCATGGCAGTCGGATGTTTTGGATTAGAAATCATATCGAATATATCGGTTTATATTCATGACTTTTATGGAATGAATTTATAATGCGAAATCTGTTTACCGATAAATGGAATTCCGTATGGCATTTCATTTTTGGGTTTTTAGGATCATATTATAGACCAGTCCTGGATGTATTTATAACATACCAAATGGTTGATCCTTTAGAACACAATATGTTAATTGATATTTTTGAAGGAATGATTGGGTTTATTGTAGGATTGTACCTTAAGATGAGCATGGCATTAGACACAGCTTGATTTCGCCGAGATTCGCTACAACATACCGAATGAGCATGAACCAATCATTCTTCATCTGAATCTCCAAGTTGTTGCATAAGTTTGTGCACTTCGTGAACAGAACTAGATGAGGGAGGGAAAAGTTGCCAGTCACAATCTCATTATTATCCTTCTTACGAATACTGAACTCGTTCTCTGAATCTCCCATAATTGTCGTACGAGACGCAAAATGACCCTTGCATCCAAACGTGAGTGACGATGACACGTTCTTGATCTCTACCGTCTTAGCTCCGAGTAGAGACATATCGCGACAAATCTTCTGGAAATCTAGAGATGGCATAGTAAACACAGTAGAAAAATCGGTCTCAGGAAGCTGGATATCTGGCTCGTCGCGATCAAGTAGATTGAGCTTGTAGCGTGTGACTTGTTTCTTCTCGCCATCTTCAAGTAGAATACCGAGTGTATTTGGATCGGACTGATCTACGTAAAATGTAACGGTATCGTCATTTGTAGCCGTACGTAGAATGCGATGGAGATGATCGGTATTAATGCCAATCACAAACTTGGCAGCTGGATGATTGTAAGAGAACTTTTCGAACTTCTCAGACTGGAGACGTAAATGAACTAGAACCGTACGAGTATTGTCCATGGCAACCATACGAATGCCATCCTTATCAAAAATGAGTGACATCTCTACGAGAATACACTTCAGAGCCTCGGTGAGGGTGCGAACAGCGCCAGTTTGGACAGTCTTCGCTTCCACAATAAAGTCCGCCATTTTCTTGTTTAAGTTTTGTTTGTTTAAAATCCTTTTGGCCCATCCAGGATTCGAACCTAGGTTACGAGATTCAGAGTCTCGTGTACTAACCAACTATACGAATGGGCCAATTATAGTTCTTGGCATGGCTGTAAACTCTTTTGCCTTGTCATGACAATATCCCTTCGTTCCAGAACGAATGCATACCAACCATTCTTTGCAATATTCTCAATCTGACGCATCACAAATCCAAATAATGGAATATCAAAGTCTGTCAAACTCTCCAGGAACTTTTGAATGTCCGGATCTGTGTGCGCCGGTTGGACAAATCCACCGTCTCCAGGTACATCTCGTCTTGCCAAAATATTCCAAGCGTTCAGAGACGTAATCATAGCATACATTTGAGTTAATGATTCCACAGTCATGTGGTTGAACCCTAAATCGAAGAAATTACCTTCAGGTTGCATTTATTAATCATCGTCCTTAGATTCCTCCTTTCCATTTCCACACATCGCACCTCCACGAACACTGCGCTTTACACTGACAATACGACCATACTTATTCTGTTTCAGATCTTTGCGAGTAAGTCCACCAGTCGTCTTCTCAGCGGTGCCGTTCCAGACTTTGCGGCGGCTACCGACCTTCTGTGTCTTGTGATTGGGCATTTACTTAATATCCCACTTAATCTTTTTTAGTTTCACGGTTGTCCAGTGATTTCCATTCATCTTTATTTGTCGCTGAACTTCAGGCGGATACGATGAAATAAACAGCCTAGAAAAATCGTACGGTGTGTCAATCATCTCAAGATACGTCTGTTCGAGAAACGCAGGTGTGATTTCTTTATAGTTTCGAGTATAGAGAATAGGACATCCTTTATAAAGACGAACTATATCGACATTATATTCTACAATCGGAATACAACCTGCAATGAGAGCTTCGTAATGTCTATGACAATCTATACCATTACCTTCAGGGCTGACAACAAATTTATAATTAGACAACCCTGAATAATATTCATGATACGTTTTCATTTTATTTGGAATTCCGTTTGATCGTAACGTTCGGACAATCGTCTTTCGATTGAAGAACAATGGTCGTCTGTTGAAATCAGTGTGGTCATGAAATCCACACCAAACAAGATTTTCATGATCTCCTATGTGTGATGCACTCTCTTCGTAGTCTAAATAACGATAATACATTCCAATAGGGAATGGCTGGAGCGAATCAGAACCACTCGTGTCTGAAGCATTGATAATTAGATCGTCTCTGTCTTTACATAGTTGTTGCCACTCACGCAAAGTATGCATTATTTATTTAAGAGAACCAAATAATGGAAAATAAACTGGAAGCAGTTCTCTTACCAGTTACTAGTCATGAAATAGATAGTGGTCGCTTTGAAGGGTTTATAAATCAGTTTACTGACATGAAGTACACAGGTATTGATCTTGTAATCTGTATTAATAATGACAACCATACTACATCCCTACTTAAATTTATGAATATATTGAGTTCCGTATTTGAATCCATTCATATTGTGTACGCAGATATCCCAATAGACGATGATATTTATACATTAGATAGAACACTGTACGAAACCGTACCAAAATATGGTTTAATATCTGGGCCTAACATACTCTTTTTATTCAGTATTAGAAACTGTGTTCAGTATAACACAGTTCTTCTACTCGAAACAGATTGTTTACTTAAGAAAAATTGGAAGGAAGTATGCTCAAACTATTTGAAGTACTGTGGAGATTTCCTGATTTCAGGCGCTGGATATAATGGCGATACATACTTAGATGCGTCGTCAACCGATTTTAATCATACGAATGGGGTCGCATTTTACAGAACATCTCATCCTGACTTCGCTAAATTATTGAATGCCGTTGAAGAATACATTATAGACACGGTTCCAGATGATCCTGTTTTAGCATATGATATTGCAATATCTAGAGCATTGTACAGTAAGATGAGTGATACATCCATATATAAGGAATGGAAGGATATCTTTCGCAAGGTCATAAAAAATACATTAATATTAAATTGTTCTCTAACAAGCGACAAAACAATTACGGTAAATGAATGCGATCGAAACTTTCCTTCACACGTGATTCTTCATAAGAAATTTTAGTAGTAACAGTCGTTATTGAGCTCTGAACTTTCCAATACAAGTGACGAATCTATATATATCTTTGGAACATCTTTCGATAGTTCCAGGTTGAAACTTAGGTGGCCATCAGACCGGTATTTGATAGACTCATGAAGTATGCTAGTTTTGTATATCGCCAATCCGCCAAATGCTGACCGTACCGGTATTAAACCAGCATCATCTGGAATATGCTGTTGATATTTTTTCATAACCTGTTTCTTCTCTATGTCTGACAACGACGTTAAATCCTTATTAAAAATACTTCCATTCAACGATTCAATATCATAATACTTGTATGACTGGTTTGCAAACACAGCATTCCACTTATGTATGTTTTCATTGGAAAGACAGTTAAAGTACAAAGGTTTTAGATCATTGTGCAGTGATCTATCTGCATCCACAACGATCATAATATCAAAACAACTTTTGTTTGCGATAACAAAGTTTAAGTATACATTACGACACTTCGTGATTGTATCGTCTTTATCCTCGAGTACAAGGACAAGTGTATTGTTGTTTGATAGTGTTTCTATTACGTCGTCGGATGAAAACGTAAGAACGTACACTATAAACACTTCAGAGATTATACTATTGAACTGTTCCAATTTTTGTGTTATCGTATGTATATTGTTCGTTGAACTAATCACTGTACAGATACATGCACGTTTTTTGTAGGTTGCTCGTTTAGAGATGTGTGGTACATAAGAAATGTGTTTTGTTATAATATCGCGTTGATTAAATGTGATTTTAAATTTATCCATTATTCAATGGATACATATAATTGCCTTGATTATTACACACAATTCGTACATACATGGAAGGATTACAGACGGCCATCTACACTCATAACAAAAGGATTTTTGGATATAGACAATATTCAAGATATAAAATGTGTTATATATCAGCTGTTACCATCAACGGTAAGCGACGAGTTTATGAACGCACTCACGAGTAACTTAGAAAATTCTCAAATATCAAGAGTGTGTATACTTACGTCAAAGCGTACGAATTTAGCAGATACTATCCAGAATGATAAACTGAATATAATACATTTGTTATCGGTGAATGAAATACAGTATTCGCATATATTTCGATATATGGACCCAAATGAGATAAATATATTTTTACACGACTATATTGTGATTGAACCAAATGAAACTCATGTATTGAAAAGCATTAAGAAAAACCAGCTTGGTCTGTTATCCGGAAAGACAAACATTATTTCAGACTTTAATGGGTTTGTAGTGAACGGAGCGCCAGATTTCAAAGCAAACTACTACATTCACATGTATGGTTCGCTGAATCTTGTTATTCGTAAGTTTTATATGAATTCATATAAGATAGTGAATGTATCGACACTTATATCATTCACTCTCTTAGGCGACAATATTGATTCGGCACTTCATAGTCATTATGTGAATCTTCCCATCTTTTTAGTCATTTTTAGTATTCCTCAGCACAACCCTATTGAGTTTGATGTTGACATAGATAAGCTTTTAGATAACCTAGTGTCAGACACTACGCATTCACATCACTCAATTGATCCTGAATTAATGTACAAACATCTGGATGATTTCATACCTATTTTGAATCAATTGGAATTGGCAGAGATAGAAAATAGGATTAAAAGTTCGATATATTTTAAATGTAAATATGATTTGAATCAGAACAAGAAATGTATAGAAAAGGCTAAAAAGGATATGGAAGATGAACTGAAAGAAAAAATGACAGACTTTCAAACACGGCGTCAAACAATAATAGATGATTCGATAGAATCGTATAGGCTCAATATTCTGAATCAAATTGATAGCTATAAGACTATGAACATGCAAATTATCAATGATGAACTTCAAGTATATAAATCAACGAAACAAATGGAACTTGATCTACAATATAGTGCAGATCGCACTACAAAATTAAAAGAATTAAATATTGAAATAGAGACTAAACGTAACCAAGAAGAATTAGCGTTTCAACTACATGTGAAAGATTTGTATGAAAATAAGTACACGGACGACGTTGAAAAGCTCTTTCATGAAAACTTAAAAAAGAAGAACGACCAAATTGACGAGATTGCTAAAAGTATTCTTGAACGAAAAATAAAAGAAATCGATGGTATGTGCTTGAAAAAACTAGAAGAAAAGGAAGTAGAATACCAGGCATTTGTAAGAACGGAAGAGATACGTATAAAACAAAAAATAGGTCAGATTGAAATACAGGAGAGAGCAAAACTGAATGAATATATTGAAAACGTGAAAGACATCGAGTCTAAAAAACTCATTGCGTTAGTAGAGGATCACTTGAGAGAATACAAAGATCTTGAAAAGGAGAGAATCAATGAACAGATGTTCGCACTGCGCAAAACAAAAGAAGATAATCTTGAAAAGGAGTTTGAAAATAAGCGTGAAATAATGATGACTGAGTTAAATAAGGTTGTTGCATACTATAAGACCAAAAAGACACGGCGATCAAAGTGGTGGCTATGAGAATTTTTTAATTAATTCAGAGAGTTCATTATACCGTTCTGGTGTCATGGTATTTTTATATTCAATTTGAAGCTTCTTGATAATTAAATGAATGAATGAATGATGTGGTTTACTGTTTTTCAAGAAGACGTATAATTCATTTAAGACCTTTTCCGGACGACTCATAAAATCATTGTACTCAATGACGATTGAGTTTTCAACAGGTGTATTGACCCATTTATTCACCCACTTTAAATATACGTTGTAGATAGAAAATATCCAACCTTTATTCGTTGCATATGGTATCATGTTATCTTTACACTTGCTGTGATCGTCTAATGTCGTAAAATCTTTCTTATCGCTACGAAACCAGTAACGGAAATATGCATCTAACTGTTCTACATGATCTTTGCGATAAAGAATAATTGTTTTATTATATTCACTGCTATTGGCAGCTAACGTCATATCGTGTTCTTTATGGAACGTTTGAATCGCATACGGTACAATGGTACGTTCGTTATTGCAGTTGCAAAATGATATTCCAAGGTAAAGATCCAATATATTGTGCAACAAATTGTATCCGCTTCGTGGGAAACACGCTATAAGTATCTTTTCCGGAGTAGTATGGAAGTCAGGAAACGCCTTAAATTTACTCGGAATTATTTTATTGAATATACTATTCAAATTTGTAATCGTTTCAGGTTTCAGTTCGGTCAAATACTGTTTAGCATGACCGTTGCGTTTATGTGCAGATGCAACACCTTTTCGAACATCGTCGTTTTTCAGAGGAACAAAATCGAACTCTGTCTTGAAGGAATTGTATAGAGAATCTTCATGATCCGACATTCCAAACCATGCAGCCACTTGTTTGTTCCAAGACTTGAAATTGTACTTCATTTCCTCATACGAAGAAAGGTGCACATTTGGATGATTACCGTACATAGATAACCAATCAAATAGTTTTCTATACGATTCTTGAACAACTGTATCTGTCAAACAGAATTTATCAATACCTTTATTTTGAATTGATTTCTTGTATGCAACCCAAACTGGATCCATCTTATCATCTCGCCAAGTCCTGGAGTATCCAAACGCATAGAAGCGAGAAATCAGCACATCCAAAGGGTTTCGAATATGAATAATGTAAGTTATTTTTGCGTCATACTCCAAGGTTGTGTCCGGTATAATACGAACAGGGCAATGAATACTCTTTTCGTACTTTACAGCCTCGTACTGCTCCGCGTTGGGTGGCGATTTGTTGTCAGAATATACTTGAAATGTAGGATCAAGTTTTGATATCTGTACGGCGTAATCGTACAAAAATACGGATGCACATTTATGAAATGTAAAAACTTCGTACATTAGTTTTTAGCAGTATAAGGTTTGATGATTATGAACGAGGGGGAAATCTTTCATTCCAGTATAGCATATCCTTTAATTTCGCGTCCGAACCTTTACTTGACGTAAAATGAAAAATCTTATTGTGATACTTTGTCTGCAACCATGACAGAGTGGGACGCGGAAGATTACCGACGTCTATTCCAATCATATAATTTGACTCATTCATTACGTTCGTGTCGGTTAAATTGAGTTTATTGAAGTACACGTTCATGAACGATTGCTCGTAATAATACTGTCCAGTGTGGTTGTTTACCATCTCCAAAATGTTTGAAAAGTGCTGTTTCATTGCAAGTGTCGTGATAAATCCAAATAATCCGCAATTAAAGGGATAAATCTTATTGTCGTAAAAAAATTTGATATCATCTTCAGTATATGATTGAAATGAATGCCATTGTCCCTTGTGCAGTATCATAGATTTATGTTCTGCGCCAGCATACAACTTATTCTCGTGTATGCTGTTAAACATCGCTTCGAGATTTATATTCACTAATACATCTGAATCAATAAACAGTACCTTGAAATATTTAGAGATATCGTAATTAAAAATCAAGAGCTTTTTCATGGACGAGTCCATTGCATCCAGTGAATCTGGACACGGAACAATATTGATCCCTTTAAAATTTTTAAGTTTTTCGGTGCATTTGTCGATCATTGAGGTATCACAAATCACCATAACATCTTGACGATTTTGATTACGTAATGACTGAATTGATAAATAGAGTAAATCTAAATATTGGGAATTGAATCCAACGGTGTAATACACGAGTTCCATTAATTACAACACACACTTGAAGTTCAGTATTGAAACTCAATTGTGGATGTTTGACATCCTTATGTTACGATTACGCTGTATCTTACGTTCACGTTTAGTTGGAGTACGCGAGGCCACCCATGCCGGACATGACGCGGAGGACGTTGTAGTTGAGCGCGTAGACGCGGACCTGCGCGGTGCGGCTGCCAGTGACCGTGTTGAGTGAGACCGTGAGCTGTAGCGTGGCCTTGTCAATGCGAGAGAAGTTGCAGCTGCCAGATGGCTGGTGCTCCTCTGGGCGGAGGGCGAAGGAGTAGACGTTAATGCCGGTGGACGGTGAGCGGCTGTGGTGCTGGTAAGGCTGGACCTTGTCGAAGTATGAGCCCTCGCGCTCCGTGAAGCGGTCCTGGCCGTTGAGCTGTAGCTTGGCGACCTCAACAGGGTTCTTGCCCTCGCAGCGGACACCTGAGTCGAGGATGACCTTCGCGAGTAGGTAGTTGACACCAGACTCGAACTCGCCGACGCCGTATGAGTCGAGCGTCTCGGCACCATAGAGTGACGCGGCCTCCGTCGCGCCCTGGCCGAGGGCCATCGTGGCTAGAGAAGGCGCCGTGCCGGCCGTCTGGCGACCACCGGACTGGCCTAGGAGTGAGACAATCATGCCGTCCGTTGAGAAGTCATCGGAGTAGTTGAAGGGCTGCGCACCACCAACTGACGCGAGCCAAGTGGAGGTTGAGCAGTCAACGAATGAGTCACGCTGGACGACCCACTGGAGCTCCTTGACTGGGTGGTTAAAGTTGAGCTGGATCTTGTTGGATGAGCTCGTGATGGACTCCGCACCAGTGTACTGTACCTGCTCAATGAGGTACTCGTGGGACTGCTGGGCAAAGCGGCGGCGCTCCTCCGTATCGAGGTAGACGTAGTCGACGTATAGAGAGGCAGCAGCGAGTGACTGGGCAGCGAGAGAGGCAGGGGTACCTAGCGTGGCCTCAGAGTACTGGCAGTTCTGCCACGTCTCGAAGTCTACGTTGATGCGAACCTCGTGGTACTGGAGGGCGATTAGGGGAATCGCTACACCAGGGTTGCGGCAGAACCAGAACTGTAGAGGGATGTAGAGCGTCTTGGCTGGCGTGCCCGCGCGGGATACGCAAGAGATCGTCGTCTCGGACGCTGAGCAAGTCGCGTCTAGCTGGAGTCCAACATTGCGCTTCATTAGGACT